GGATAGGCGGGCTAAATTCTTGGGGCTAGATGCTCCAACTAAAATACAAGCAGAGGTGGTGAGTTATGAAGGCGGAGCAGGAACCCTTGATGCCGAAGTTGATAGAATCGCAAGAATCATTGACGGAGTTGATGGAAACAGCACAATCACCCTCACTGAACAGCAGGATCAAGGCGAGCAGGTTTATATGGAGAAACCGTTTAGCGCGTAAAGAACAATTACCTCCAGATGGCGATTGGAATATTTGGCTTTACATGGCTGGCAGAGGTGCTGGCAAAACGCGTACAGCAGCCGAATGGCTGGCCTGGGAAGCCATTAGAACGCCTAATACAAGATGGGCGATAGTCGCCCCTACATTCTCTGACGCAAGAGATACTTGTGCCGAAGGCGAATCTGGAGTTATTTCTATACTGAGCCGTTACCGAATGCTGGCGCATTGGAACAGATCTATGGGCGAGATCTTATTAAATAACGGATCCAGGATTAAATTATTTTCTGCTGACCAACCAGATCGTTTTAGAGGCCCGCAACATCATGGCGCTTGGTGTGATGAGTTAGCAGCGTATAGATATTCTGACGCTTGGGATCAATTACAGTTTGGATTGCGCCTAGGCAGTAAACCTAGAATTGTAATCACAACAACGCCACGACCTATGCCGCTAATTAGAATGCTGGCTAATAGAACTGACGGAACAGTAGTTATTACAAAAGGATCTACATTTGATAACGCTGCAAACTTAGCGCCATCTGCATTACTTGAATTGCAAGCCCGCTACAACAACACCAGGCTTGGCAGACAAGAGTTATATGGCGAGATCTTAGAAGATACTGAAGGCGCTCTATGGACTAAGGGATTAATTGACCGCAACAGATTAAAGAAAGCCCCTGCATTATCGCGCATAGTAGTTTCTATTGACCCTGCGGTAACGAACAATCAAACATCTGATGAAACAGGAATTATAGTTTGTGGATCTGATTCTGCTGGGCATGGATATGTACTTGGCGATTATTCATTCAAAGGTTCGCCCCTGGATTGGGCCTCTAAAGCAGTATCGGTATTTGATGAATGGAAAGCAGATTCAATCCTGGTAGAAGTAAACCAGGGTGGCGATATGGTGAGCGCAGTTCTAAAGCAAATTAGACATTCCTTGCCTATCAGAGAAGTGCGAGCGCACATAGGTAAAAGATTACGGGCCGAGCCAGTAGCAGCAATGTATGAGCAAGGCCGAATTCACCACATAGGAGAGTTCGCAGTTTTAGAAGATCAAATGACGGTGTGGACACCAAATGATTCTTATTCACCAGACCGTATTGATGCTATGGTTCAAGCGTTTAGTAATCTGCTGGGATCACAAAATGTTAGTAATTACTTTAATGCTCTTGCTAACTTTTGCCCGAAGTGCGGATTACCTATGCCTAAGTCAATGTCACATTGTTCTAAGTGTGGAAGCGCTATGATTAGCGTTGCTGAAACACAAGGGCAATTAATTTAAGGGGATTCACATGGGTCTGCGTGACCGAATCGCAAGAGCAATAGCAGGAACAGATTCAGAAAAGGCTCCGCGTTTACCTGCGGGTTCAACAACAATGACTGAACAAGAAATGCGCAATCGCGCTGGTGGTTCTATTGGTCAATCCTATGGAAACAATGTGCCGCTACCTAGAAATCCTAATCTTGCAATGATTCCATTTGGCCCAGGTATGCCAATTACACCTGGTGCAATTAACCCACTACGACCAGACGGCAGACCAGATCCGCGTAGATTTGAATATCAGGTAGCACAAAATATAAATGTAACTGAAACCCGTTTAATATCATTCAAAACATTAAGAGCAGCAGCAGATCAAATAGATATTTTGCGCAGATGTATTGAAGTTACTAAATCAAAATTATCAGGACTTGATTGGGATATTGTTCTTGCGGCTGATGCCTCTGAAAAGATTGCAGCCGAATCAGGCGGAGATCATGTACGCGCTATGGCTAAAGCCCGCCAGAAATACACAGATGAAATTAATAGAGTGCGTGAGTTCTGGGAGAATCCAGATCGCGCTAACGGACTTACATTTACAGACTGGTTAATGATTGCTGCTGAAGAAACTCTTGTGATTGATGCACTTGCAATATTTCCACAACCAACCGTAGGTGGAGATTTATACGGATTACAGATTTTAGATGGTGCAACAATTAAGCCGCTTATTGATGATCGCGGTATGCGCCCTATGCCACCGTCTGCTGCTTATCAACAGATTCTTTATGGTTTTCCTAGATCTGAATTTAGTGCAAACTCTGATGACCCTGCTGCTGATGGTGAATTTACTGCTGATGACTTGGCTTATATGGTGCGCAACCGTAGGACTACAAGCGTTTATGGTTATTCACCTGTTGAGCGAGCGCTGCCACTTGCTGACATTTACCTACGCAGGCAACAATGGATTAGAGCCGAATATACAGATGGCGTAATGCCAGATCTAATGTTTACAACTGATGCGGAATGGGGAACTAACCCTGATTTGCTACGCGCTTACGAAAACATTTTAAATGATGATCTTGCTGGACAGACTGAGCAGCGTAAACGCGCTCGCTTGTTACCAACTGGATTAACTCCAATATCAACTGAAGGATATGGCGAGAAGTTTAAAGATACATTAGATGATTATTTAATTACATCTATCTGCGGTCATTTTGGTGTGCAACCTGCTGAGATTGGTTTTGCTCCGAAGGTAGGATTAGGTGGCGCAGGTTTCCAGGAAGGTCAAGCGGAAAACGCAGAAGCAATTGGCATTCAACCATTGGCTAACTGGTACTCAAAGATGATGACCAACCTCTCTTACGCTTATCTTGGTATGCCACGCGAACTTGAATTTAAATTGATGACCTCAAAGCGCTTGGACAATGAGAGCAATGCCCGTAAAGCCCAGATAGAAGTTACCTCTGCTGGTAAAACTATTAATGAGCGTAGGTCAGAAATGGGCTTACCATTATTAGATACTCCGCAAGCAGATATGCCGTTGCTTGTTGCTGGCGCAGATATTTTCTTGTTCTCCCCAGACGGAATTATTAATGCTAAAGATGTAACCTCTGCTCCTGCATTAGAAGGACCAAACGCCACTGCAATAGAACCATCTACTCCAGATACAGCAGCAAGTAAGCCAGAAGAAGAACCAGAACCAAAAGAAGAATCTGAGATTGAAGAAGAAGTAGATAGGCAAACAGTTGATGAAGTTAAAGCATTTATGAAGTGGGCAAACAAAGGCAAACGCGCCCGCCTGTTTGAGTTCAAATCCTTAGATCCTATTGTTGGGGAAGCGCTTAACCGTTGTGCATTTGACGGGGATCTTGAAACCGCAAGAGCGCTCGCTAAAGCGTATTTAACATGATTTGGAAACGCGCCCTGGAAGCAGATGCGCGTTTAGCGGCTAAGAACTCAGTCAAGATCAGAGCGGCTATCGCTCAATCTTTTAATGCCAAGCGTGTATATGAACAATACCTAACAACCCAACCTGCGGTTAGTGATAAACCTGAGCAAGATCGCGCTCGCGCTAGAGCCTGGGTAATGCTCAATGTTCGCGTAAACATGGAACCTCTAAAAGAAGTTATGTTAAGAGTTTGGGCTGAGGGTTATGTAACAGGAGATACTTTTGCAAATGAGCAAGTTTTAATGGCGAGAGTTGCAGCGAAGGCTGATAACGGAAGTTATGTAGATTGGTCAAAGTGGAGGCCAGGAGATCAAGCCTCTGCTTTATTACTGCGCCCACCTAAAGCATTCCAACAATTGCTCCAACAACAAAGCATTACATTTAAAGATTTCTCTGATACTACGGTTAGAGATATTGGTAATGCCGTTGCTGATTCTATTGAACTAGGTATGAACGCTCAAAGATCTGCTAAAAACATTGCAAGATATGTGGCTAATCCTGCGCGAGCGCTGACTATTGCCATCACAGAACAAAACCGCGCTATCTCCTACGCAACTCTTAACCGCTACAAAGAATCTGAGATACAACAAGTAGAGTGGCAAACATCTAGCCCCTGCGATAAGTGCGCAGAAAACCAGGGCCAAGTTATTGCAATAGGCTCAGTATTTAACTCAGGATCTACTCAACCACCCGTACACCCAAATTGCCGTTGCGTGTTGCTACCTGTAATTCCTGATTTTGATGAATTAGACGCAGCCCCAACAGGCACAACATTAGTAACTCCGCCTGCTCCGCCTGTATTGCCTGCTGCTTTCCAAACTCCAAAACAACAGATTGAAGAAACAGTTGCAGCAATGCAAAACAGAACGGTAGATCCAGGACAAAATATTTATGAAAACTTAGATAACCGCCCATTCATACCTGGCAAATGGGAAGTTGTACCACGCGAGGCTATGAGAGAAGTAGAACTAAGAAACATCATACGCTCACGCACTACAAAGTTAGACAGAGAAAGAGCAGCCGTAATTTACGATATACATGCCAAGAAAACAGATCGGACTTTTGTGGCAAAAGGTGTGGTGTATAAAAACGGACCTCTTGAAGTCCAATTTGGCGCAGGCGGTCTAAAGATCCCAGAAGGGGGCCGCTTAAAAATTGTTGATGAGGTAGAGAAATTACAAAAAACTAATCCGAAGAACCGAGCAGTAGTCCATGTAACAAAAGAAAGTAGTAAGGCATACGGTTGGGCATTTTTAGGCCAAGAAGATCTATGGGTTACACCAAGAATTGTTTTTGATCCAGGTGTAGGCAGTTCAGAAAAGGGTAGATTCAAAATGCCTACCACCCCAGAAACTACTCAATTGCAATACACCCTTACCCACGAATGGGGTCATTTAATTGATGAAGTTATTGAAAAAAATGACATAGTTACAAGCCTACAAACCACCACAAGAGTAGAGGCAATCAAGAGATTAAAGAAAGAATTTCCTGATGCATTTAAGAGCGGTTACTCAGGTAAAAATACAAAAGAATTTTATGCTGAAATGTTTACCGAGTATTACACAACAAATGGACAAACTCCAAACCAACTGGTGCAGGCCATGGCAGTAGAATTTGGCTGGAAAGTTCCTGAAGGTGTAATTCAACCAACAAACATAGGAGGTGTAATTAATGAGTAAACAAGAAGAAAGTTGTGATCCCGTAGATGTCATAGATCCTAAAGAAGCAACATTACAAGAACTCTATTACCTAGCAGGCAGAGGTGTGCCAGAAGCAAAAGAAATAATAAAGCGTTACGAGAAAGAAGTTGATATTATTATGGCTGAACAAGCGATTAAAAAATCAATGCAGGTAACTTGGACAGAGGTTTAAATGGCTGATGGTTTTGTTCCACCACAAACAGTCAGAAGTAATGCTGCTCGCGGTCTTGAATTACGCAGAGAGCATGGCAGAGGCGGAACAGAAGTTGGTGTTGCCCGCGCTCGCAGTTTGTCTAATGGTCAATCAATACCGTTAGTTTCAATACGAAGAATGGTGTCTTATTTTGCTCGCCATGAAGTTGATAAAAAAGGTGAGGGCTGGGGAAAAGACAGCGCAGGTTACATTGCTTGGCTATTATGGGGTGGTGACGCAGGCAGATCTTGGGCCAACGGTATTTCCAATAGAGAAAAGAAAAAGGATAAAATGACAGCAACAAATTTAACAACAGCGTTTTTTAGCATCATCAAGGCTGATAGAAACCCTGATGGAACTCTAATGGTTTACGGTAAGGCAACAGATGATTCACTAGATATTGATGAACAAATTTGTGATGATGTTTGGTTAGATAGTGCAATGCCAGCCTGGTTTAAAACTGGTGGCAATATCCGCGAACAACATTCACAAATTGCAGCAGGTATAGCAAAAGAATATGAGAAAAAACAAGATGGTCATTATATTTTAACTCAGGTAGTAGATCCTATTTCTGTAAAGAAAGTAGAGATGGGTGTACTCAAAGGTTTTTCAATTGGAATTAAAAACCCACGCGTAGTGCGCGATACTAAAGCGGCTAATGGCCGAATTGTAGATGGGCAAATTGTAGAAGTCAGTTTAGTAGATCGCCCAGCAAATCCAAACTGCCAATTAGTTTTGGCTAAATCGGTAGAAGGAGAATCCACCATGTCGCAGGTAGAAGAACTAATTGAAAAAGAAGAAAAACCAAATTATGCGGCAGTAAATGTTGGTGGAGAAGGATCAGAACCAGCAGACAAAGAACTTTACAACCGCGTAAAGGAAGCAGCAAAGAAAAAATTTGATGTGTACCCTTCTGCTTATGCTAATGCTTGGCTCACCCGCGAATACAAAAAGCGCGGAGGCACTTACAGGAAAAAAACCAAAACCATAGAAACTGCACAAGGAGAAAAAATGGAACATAAAGAAGAAGATAAGGCAATGGGCGACAAGCCATCTAAAATGGATATGTTAAAACAATATGATGAGTGCAAAGCAAATATGATGATGGCTGCTGATGCGCTTGATGAGTGCAAAGCAATGTGTAAAGAAATGGGCATTGATACTGATGAATTAGATAAGCAATATGGCGAATCTGCTGAAGAAGAATCTGCCGAAGGTCCAGCAGGTAGCGGAGCAGAACATGAATTAGAGGAAACTAAAGGTATGAAAGCCGTTGGTACAGCCTCATGTAATTGCCCTGGTTGCAAAGCATGTGCAGAAAAAGGCGGTTGCGATAAAGCAGTGTGTAAAGAACACCCTGACAAAAAATCAGCAGAGGCAGAAGAACCTGTTGTAGAAACTCCTGTTGCAGAAACACCTGCTGAGGAAATACCTGCCGAAGAAACAAAAGAAGATTCTGAGGAAAAAATATCCACAGAAGAAGTAGAAGCCATAGTAGAACAAGCAATAAAGAGCGCAACACAGTCAATTAAAACGGAGATTGCTTCTCTAGTATCCGCAAAAGAGGCGGCACTAGATAAAGCAGTAAGTTTAGAATCTGAGTTGGCAATTGCTAAATCTCTTGCGGTGGCTGGTGGTCCAAAACGAACAGGTACATCAGTGGCTCAGTCCAATGATTTGTTTGTTAAAGCCGCTACCTACAAAGCGAAAGCACAAGCAACAACCGATCCCGTACTTGCCAAGGGTTACAAGCAATTAGCAAATGAATTTCTTGCTAAAGCAAATAATCCAGACGCAACTAAATAACAATCTCTGAAAGGAAAATATGTCATTTACAGCGCCTAAAGCGGTTGATCTATTTGGTGATACAACACCAAAAGAAGCCGCATTACTAATGGAAGAATTTACTTCTGAATTAAGTAAATCACTTTCAAACTCTACAAGTGTTCCTGGTCAGGCTCCAACAGCCGATCCAATGTCACAACTAGAGGCTCTTGCAGCAAGCAAGTCATTAACAGCAGAAGCATCAGCAGGATTACAGAATGCTCTTGCCGCACAAAGACTAGCAATGCAAGATATTCAGAAAGACATCACACTTACATCACCACTTTCAACTGCTTTTGCAGCATTTGATTTGGAAGCACCTGCAAAGATGCTTACACCTCGCCCAACACCTCTACGCAATAGAATCCCGCGTAAAAAGGGTGTCGGTACTTCACACCGTGTAAAGAGAATTACTGGTTACACAGGTACAGGTACAGGTGGACAAGCACAAGTATTCCCAGGTATCACTGAAAGCACCACAACTGCTTTTGGTTCAATTAACTTCCAACGCGGTCCTAAGATTTCTTACACCGCAGATGATTTAATTCTGCCTTACAACTCATACTCACTATCAGATGCAGTTTCATTTGATGCCAACTTCTCAGGTCTTGGTTACCAAGATCTACGCCAACTATCATCAACCTCAACTCTATATGCAACAATGCTTATGGAAGAGCGCATGATGTTAATGGCGAGAGGAACAGCGTCAGGATATTCAGGCGCACTTGCTGCACCAGTAATTGCTTCTGCAACCGCTACTGCGACTACTTCAGGCCAAACAGCATTACCTAATGGGGCGTACATTATTTTTGTAACTGCTGACGCTGGTATTTCTGCAAACGGCTTTGGTGAGTCAATTGTTTCAGCGCAAGCCTCAGAAACAACCACAGGTGGTAATAAAACTATTGTAGTAACTTTGTCTGCAGCCGTTACTGGCGCTCTTGGATATAACCTTTATGTTAGGTCAGGCGCTCAAGCAACTGCTACATACCAGGGAACATTCCAGGGCCTAACCGCAACACTTCAGGGTGGTACTGCTGCTAACTCAGGAAACCTAATCACCTACACAACTACTGGTGCGCTAGTAACACGCGCCGCTGCAGATACATCTGCTTATGCAACTGGATATGATGGAATTCTTCCAACAGTTCTAGGTGCTAATAGCGGATTTAACAACGCAATCAACACCACATTCTCAACTGCTAACCCAGGTTCAGAGTTCCAAAAAGTATTTGCTAACCTATACAGCAATGTAAAGGCTGACCCTGATATGGTATTGCTAAACGGAAATGACCGTAAGCAACTATCAGATGCAATCAAATCAGGTTCAACAGCAAACTATCGCTTGGTAATCAATGATCCAGGTGAGGGTGGAACTACTTATGGTTCTATCGTTACTGGTTTGCAGAATGAAGTAACAGGTAAAGCAGTAGATCTTATGGTTCACCCTTGGTTAAACTCAGGTGTTGCACCAGTTCTATCATTTACACTTCCAATTCCAGACACAGAGGTTTCAGATGTTTGGGCTAACTTCATGGTTCAGGATTACATGGGCATTCAATGGCCTGTAACCCAGTT